AACTGGCCTTGCTCATCGGATGTTAGGTCGCGGCCTTCTTTTTCAGCCGTATCTAACATTTTGTTCATAGCTTCGACAGTTTCGCCGCGCTTTTGCAATAAATCGTTAATATCCATGATATTCACCTTTAAAATTTAACTTTTTGCCCGCTTTTCAAGCCAAATCGTCCGAAATGACTTTTTTCAGGCATAAAAAAACCGCCCGAAGGCGGCTGGTTTTGTAGACTTTCCGTCTATAAAATTGATATTCGGCGCTTGTTAAGTGCTACGCGCCACATTGTTTGTGTTTGTTCGTCATCTTTTATCTTGTCTGGTGGTGGTGCGTTCTTGATCCAACGCTTGTCAATGTTAGAAATTGATACTGTTGACTCTGTTTTTTCAGTCGCCAAGCCTTTTTCAATCGCTTCATCAGCACTTAGCCACGTTTCAGCCGTCATTAACTCGGATATTTCAGACTCATCAAGACCAGAATGCGATTGATAAGTTTTTACAATCGACCCTTTGATCTTATCTAGCAACTCTGCCGTTTTTGTCATATCAGCCGCGTTACCAACAGCAAATGACCACGGATCGTGAATCATCATCAGCGCGTTATCAGACATGGTTATCGTATCGCCAGCCATCGCAATAGTTGATGCCGCCGAAGCAGCCAAACCATCAACTACAACATTGATCTGCCCATCGTGAGCAGCCAACAGGTTATAGATAGCGAAGCCATCAAAGACATCGCCGCCAGGTGAATTAATCCTAACTGTGACATCGCCTGATATTTTGTCTAACTGGTCTTTAATACTTAAAGCTGTGACACCATCACCAAACCAATCTTGGCCAATATCTTCATAAATTAGTATTTCATTCATAGCAGCGCCTCTATATCGCTTACAGCATTGTCAATAATCATTGGAATTTGATTGATCGCGTCATCAGATAAAGACTCAACGCGAGCTTTTATGTAATTGTCGATTTCCTTTTTATCTACAGGCAGATATTCCTGCATCACCTTTTTCTGTCTGTCGTAAAAGTCAGGAAACCAGCTATTAAATTGTTCTGGACTGAGCCGATCTATTTCAGCCTTAATCGCTTTGATTTCTTTGTCAGCGACTACACGCGCCAGCGAGTTACTGACTTGCTCTTCTCTTTCTTCAGTCGAAGCCATGTTTAATGGACTTCTGAACACGTCCAAACCATCTTCAGGATTGCGGTTTTCCAGCTTTCTCGCTTCGTTAGGACTCATCCACCCCGCATTGATGGCCTGCGTATAAGATTCATAGCGCGACTTGGTATCACCTCTTAACAAACCCTCAACCGAATGACTCACAAAAATGCTTTGCCTTTCTCGCTCTGTCAGCAAATCTCTAGCTATTGACTGCTCAATACGTACCAGCCAAGGGCGAATCGTGTGCATGACGAACTCAATTGACTGATGCTCTATATTGGAAAAGGTCGCTTTGTCCAATTCGTTAAGCATGTGCAGTGGGACACGGTAAAGCCTGGCAATATCAGCAATTTGATACTTTCGACTTTCGAGAAACTGCGCGTCACTATTACTCATGCCAACAGCCGCATATTTCATGCCTGACTCAAGTATCAACGGCTTGTGCGCGTTGTCTGAGCCTTGATGCTTTTCTGCAAACTGTGTTCTCAGGTGTTCAATCTGCTCATCACTGAGCATATCGGGGAATTCCAACACGCCTGGAATCTGAGCGCCGTTAGAAAATAACTTGGCGGCCTGTTTTCACCTGCTATCGCTATGCAAATTGACTCTCTCGCCTGTGTGACAGGCGACATCCCCGTAACGCCGTTAGAGCTTAACCCCGCAATACGCCATATCTCACCGCCTGAAAACACTCGCGGCATTCCTGGCTGCTGATAATCAAAGACTAACTCACTGTTAGCGCCTCGATTAACGTCCATATAACGGCTGTTAAGTGGCTCAATTGCTACAACGCGGCCACCTCTGCGAATGACTTGAGCGTAAGAGTTTCCCCTTAAACCCAAGTTAGTCATTAAAAACTCACGCACCTCAAAAGCTGTTTGCTCACCGTTAGGCGACTGACCCAGCAAAGCGCTTAAAGGATGCCGGACTAACTCCCGCCCCTCTGTCGTTTCTTGGTATGTTTTTAAAGGTAGGCTGGCGATTGTTTCCGATAAAATACGAACACAAGCATAAACAGCGTTGACCTGTAGCGCGCTATCCGGTGATACATGCGACCCCGCGCCTGTCGATTGCGAGAATCCCTGCTGCCGCCACCATTCCGGCTCTTTCATGGTCGCGGATTGAGGCTTGCGTTTAAATATATCTAAAATACTCACAACGAAATAAAGCCTCTGTCTTTATAGGCATGGCCGTCATCTTCTTCTGCCATGCAACGATTAAGCGCCATAATTAAGGCAACAACGCCATCAATTTTGTTTTCCGGCTTCTGCTTATCGGGGAAAATGTTGTCTTTCTTGTCAGTTTTTGCAATAACATTACCAAACATCCAACTTAAAATAGGGTCGCCGTCATATTGGAATTTACGCTGCGCGATTAACGCTTCAAGCTCTTTCATAGGCTCACTGAAATTCGCCACTGTTGGCCTAACTTCGATGGCTGGTAAGCGCTCATCAATCAGATGGTTAGCCATTTGCGATGCCTGCCAGGGATCAAATGCAATCTCTCTAACATTAAAATTCTTACACGCTTGGCGAATATCTTCCTCAATGGCATCTATATCTGTGACGTTACCATCCGTAACATTTAACAGCTCAGATTCACCCCAGCCTTTATAACGATGGTTCTTTGCTTCTTCGTAAACTGCCGAATAAGGTAAGTAATGCTCAACAAAGGCTGTGTAAGTGCCGCTTTCAGGAAAGACAAAAGCAAGGCAGGCAATATCGCGCTTGGTGGCTAAATCCACCGCTAAATAACAATCTCTGCCTTTAAAATCATCAATCGAAAGCTTGGGCTTCTTACATAACTGAAGCTCAAGCATATTCAGCCAAGACACTTTTGCCCCAACCCACTGATTGAGATGTTTTGTCTTATAGGCGTTTTGTTTGGTTGCTGATCGTTTCGCCTTGGCTAACTCAGCTAATAAATATTCGCGGCTAACACTAACGTCTATATTCGGATTGGCTTTCTCCAAAGCCGCCTCTGTGTCCCAGTCGTCACCTTCGTCAATGCCAAAGATAATGCCAAATTGCGTATCATCTTCAAACGTGCCATCAAGAATCTTGATTACATCCTCGCGCTTCTCGCGACACGGGCCACCAAAATCAGTTCCGGCTGTGGTAATTGTTAGTAATAAAGGCTGCTCTCTCGCCCCCATCCCTGTTGCCATTGTGTCAACAAGGTCAGAGCTGGCGTGCTCATGGTATTCATCAACAATTGCACAACTTGGACTTGAGCCATCGCCAGGCTTACCAATCAAAGGCTCAAACTTCGAGCCGTCTTGAATGATTGCCAGGTTTTTAATCTGAGCTGATATGTCGTATTTTTGTTTTAAATCTGGCTCGCGCAAAACCATCAATCGAGCAGGCTTAAATACCTCAAAAGCTTGCTTCTCTGTTGTCGCGCCTGAATAAACCTCTGCACCATGCTCACCATCTTCACAGAACATGTACAAGCCGATAGCAGCAGCTAAAAATGATTTCCCGTTCTTTCTGGGAATCTCAGCATAAACATCGCGATACTTTCTCAGGCCGGTTTGTTTATTAATCCAACCAAAGATATTGCAGATAATAAAACTCTGCCACGGCTCTAGTTTTAAAGTTTCTTTTTTCCCAGCCCATCGGCCTTTGACGTGAGGTAAATTTTCAATCCAGCTACAGACCTTTTCAGCCGCTTCAATTGAAAAAATATATTTATCTTGATCATCAAAATCTTTTAAGAATCTATTACACGCATTAATAACGTGCTGGCACTGCGGAACCTGGCCTGTTGATACTGACTCAGCCCATTCGATTGATCTTTGAGAGTGCATTTAGTCAAATTTGTTACCAGGCTTGACCTTTGGCTGTACTAATCGCGTCCTTTCGCCTGGTGTCATACCTAGCTGGCATAAAACCTTGATCAAATGACCCATTTTAGGAGCTGGAAACTCAGCCCAATTCAGTTGACTCTCTGACTGTAACTTAGCTGCAAGCTCTAGCATCGGGATTTCAGCAACCGAATAAACACCAGCAGGCATCACCGACATTAATTTAATAAAACACTCTCGCTCATGCTCAGTCAGCAAAGCAGGCACATCGGCAACTGTCAGAGGCTTAACTTCTGGCTCATCATGGTTCTTTCGCTGGGGGTCTTTCTTGTATGCGCCCTGAAGCTCAAGAATCCTGGCTGATTTCTTAGGTTTACTCATAATGTTTTAATGCGGATGTGAAAATTAAAC